TGGCAACGATGAACTGGGTTCTTACTATCCAACCGAAGCTGATCGCATTCAGTATTCACAGGATGGAGCGACCCGCGAAGCCAAAATTTTAAACGTAGTAAGCTTCAGGGGTGAAGACCCGTTGCTTCACACAATCATTGCGAGGCCGCAGTAATGGCAAGTAGAGACATAAAATTTTTAGTAAAAGATTTAAAAAAAGCCACTATTGAAGGAGCAAGAACAGCTTGCGTCAAAATTATGAATGACTTGGTAAAAGCAGGGCCTGCTTACTCAGGAGATTTTTCAGCCTCTTGGTACGCATTAGCTCCAGGAAAAGCAGCTGGCGGCCCACGTAGTTCTACAGGTTTATATAACTACACCCTAAGAAACGTACCAAAAACTAAATTCAAAGAAGCAGGTTTATACACAATAGTAAATACGTCTTCGTACGCAAATGAAGCGCTAGATTTAGTCCCTTATTCAAGACCTACTGAAGAATTAGAGGAGCGAAAAAATCTAGGCAAGAATATAGATGTAGGTGGGCGTTCGCCAGGCAATACTCGTGGACAAATAACAGGAGATGGAGGTGCTACCAGTTCTGCACCTGCTGACTGGTGGTCAACTTTTGGCGTAGGCGGGGGCCTAGATAAATCACTTAAAAAAGGTTTTATTAGAGGATTCCTTACCTTTGGTAAGGCACAAGGATTTGGTTCATGAACTACCAAGCAATTCGAGCTGCAGTCGAAAACCCGCTTTTAACTGCTTTTGGCAGTCTGTCCCCTGCCGTACCGGTCTTTTTTGACAACATCACTGCTGTGCCAGCCAACACAACAACAGAGTATGTCCGCGTAAATGTAACTTTTGGTATTACCAACGAAGCAACGCTAACGAGCAGCGTAGATAACGCCCGTGGTGCGGTTGTGATCCGTGTATTTACAGAAAAGGGTAAAGGCCCTGCCCGTAATCAAACGTTGCTAACGACTGCCGTCAACGTATTAGAGACGTTGAACAATACGGCCAAAACAAACAGCGGTGTGTTTTTCCGTGTTGGCGACATTAACGGACCAACGTTTTCAGCTACTGAGGACGCTCCAATGTTTATGGGGCGGATAGACACAGGGTATGTGGCAACAGTGATCTCTTGACAGCTTTGCGCTAACCTGTCTTTAGCCGGGCTGTGCCCGTAGAAACCCCTATTCTCTGGTACGCCCAATGGCCGCCACCGTTCTATCCGGCACTTCAGGTGCTTTGTACTACAAGCCTGCTGGCACTTTAGGTCAGTTTGGTGAAAGTGATGTTACCGTCGCTTCTGACACTTTTACGGTCGCAACTTACCTTAATTTCAAGGTAGGTGACGCTGTTAAATTCAGCGTAGTCAACACCACAACAGGTGCAGCAGGCTCCGGCACTTTGCCTGCAGGAATCACTGCTGGAACGGTTTATTACGTGATTGCTTATACGGCAAGCACGGGCGTAATGCAGGTTTCTGCAACGTCAGGCGGTTCTACAATTACGATTACAGACGACGGCACTGCTGTCGCTCCAAACAAATTCCAAGTTGAATTTTCAGCTTTTTCAGCTGTTGGACAAGTTCGCGAATGGAGTTTTGAGATCACACGTGACGAAATTGACGTCACAACAATTGGCGCGACTCCAGGGCAGCACGTTCCATTCAAAACGTTTATTGCAGGTTTTGCCGATGGTTCAGGCAGTGCAACTGTGTACTTCACTGACACTGACGATGCACTAGGCAACCGCATGGTTGAAGACGTGCTGCAACGTGTCCAAACCGGTTGTAAGTTCAAGCTTTATACCGATCAGGTATTCAGCGGCGGCAGCCTAAACGACACGCTGAGTCGTTCTATTGAGTTTGAAGCAAACTTGACGACAGCAAGCTTGGCTATCAATCCTGATGACGCTCAGTCTGTAGAAATCAACTTCCGTCCTACTACGACACCATCCTTCGACTTTGCTAAGTCGTAGTTCACGATTAAAACAAGAAAAGCCCTGGTTTGTCCGGGGCTTTTTTTAATGTGCTGCTACAGTAATTGCATACACAATCATTTGTATGGCCGGTACATCTTCAGTGCGAGCGATTGATCGTCTTCGTAAAGCTGCAAACTTAGAGCCTGCAAAAAAGGTAGTAGAGCTTTCCGATGGAACGGAATTTGAAATGTATGTGACACCTTTAACAATGGCTGAGCGCGAGCGTGCTCAACGGCAGGCTAAGTCTGATGATGCCAACGCTTTTGCTTTGCAGCTGTTGATTTCCAAGGCACAGGATGCCAACGGTCAAAAACTGTTTAACGCAGGCGAAATTGACGTGCTGAAAAACGAGGTTAAGGACAAAGACCTTCAAGCTTTGATGCTTGGCGTTCTTACTGACGATGAAGCTGCTGAAATGGACCCAAAATCTTAAGCGCTGAGCTTCGGAAAGACAATTGGCTCATGCTGCAATTTGGCGTTGCCAAGGAGCTTGGCATGAGCTTGTCAGAGGTTCGCGCCACGATGACCCCAGAAGAATTGATTGGCTGGAGCGCTTATTTCAGCGTGATCAATGACGAGCAGCAGAAGGAAATGGATAAGGCGCGTCGTAGACGCTAAAGTGGTGAAACGAACGCGCCGGTTTAGCTGTGGCTCAGTTTGACGCCAATATCAATTTAAGGCTAAACGCTAGACAAGTAGAGCGCGATTTAAAAAAAATTGAGGATCGCGTACAGAAATTAAATGCAAGAGTTGAGTCTGTAAATAAGCGAAATGCCGGACCGGCTTCTAATTTAACTACAGGGCGTCAGGCTGATGCTGTACGCGAAATAGCTCAACTAGAACGGCAAAGATTAAAAACAATACAAGATCAAGTAAAGGTAAAAGATGCTGTAGTTGAGAAAGAAATTAGATTATCCGCTGCAGCCCAACGGCAAGCAACTATTCTTAAAGCTATTAATCGGGCAGGAGGGGCAGCTACTGCTAGTGCAGATGCGCGAGTAAAAAGCGCTGTAGCTGCATCAAAGGAAGCTAAAAATAATTTAAGCATACAAAATAGCGTTAATGTTTTACTCGAAAAAGAACTACAAATTCGTAGAGAAAATAATAGGCTTGCAAATGCTGCAGATATTGCTCGCGTATCTGGCCGGTCTAGAGGCGATCGACTTGAACAACTTAGAGCCAGTGGGGCATTCGAAGAAAGTCAAATTAAAAAATTAATTACACTTAACGCTCAATATATTGATGCTGCTGTAGCTGGGCAAGCTGACATAGCTAAGGCTGTAGACCGTCGTGTTAGACGAGAACTGGAAAGCATTGAAAAAACTATAAAACGTCTACAGTCAGCAGGTGGTCCGGTTTCTCCAATTGGTGGTAGTGCAACGTCTCCTGGAAGTCCTAAAGCAGAAATTAAAACCGCGCGTGAACAAGAGAAATTAGAAAAATCACTTTTAGCGTTAAAAACGCGAGGTGTTTCTGCTTTAGACAAAGAATTAAACATACAGACTAGAATAACTAACCAAGTAAAACTGCAAGAACAGGCTGCAAAACGAGCGCAGCTTCAAGGGCAATCCATGCGGATTCCTACTCCTTACGCGACAGCGGGCGCGAAAGGATTCCCTGTCGCTTTGCCTTCTATTTCGCAAGATCGCAAAATTGCAGCGCGTGTTCAGCAGCAAGATGCTTCAAAACGTGCATTAGCTCTTCAACAGTCAAACTCTTTGCTGACTAAAGGCGTAACTACGCTTAGGGCGCAAGTTGCTATCGCGCAACAGTTAGACGGTGTTTACGACGAAATTGTTAGAAAACTGCAACGTGCAAACGCTAGACAAGGGCAGCTATTTAGAGCCAGAGCAAACAGAGCGCAAAGGCAAGAGTTGGGCAGTGAAAATCTTCAACGTGCTAAAAAAATAAATAACCTTACTACTAACAGAGTCCTCAAAGAAGAGTTAAAAAATAAAGCATTTGCCGTTGGGGCAGCGCTTAAAAATAATGAATTTAATGCGGCCAAAAAACTTGGCAAAGAAATTGATGGGCTGTTGAAAGCAGAAGACGCACGTATCGACAGAGCTCGTCGTTTAGTAAGTTTTAGAAAGAAAGAAAGACAAGAAGCAAAGAATCGTCGCAAGCAACTTGGCGAAGATTTAAAACTTGGCGCTGGTTTCCCGCTTCTGTTTGGGGGTGGAGCGGGCGCTGTAGGAGGCGGAGTCCTTGGAGCGTTAGCAGGCGGTGGTAAAGGCGGCTTTGGAAGTCAAATTTTATTCAGCGCAATTGGACAACAATTTGACGCTGCTATGCAAAGGCTTAACAGCCTGGCTGCCACATTGGGTGAAACAGGAAATATTTTTGAGGGGTTAGAGCAAGCAGGGTTTAAAGTTTCTGGTTCGTTAAAAAATGTAGTCAATGATTTAGAGGAGGCAGGCAATGCTTCGGTGGCATACGCCATACAACTGCAAGAACTTGAGAAAGTTTACGGAAAACGCGGGGCTACAGATTTAGCCAATTTAGAGCGAGGCAACCAACGCTTAGCAAATTCTTTCAAGCGTTTAAACGCTGTATTGTTCGCACCCTTAATACCTTTAGCAACAGCTATATCAAATATCACTTCAGGCGCAATTACGCAATTATCTCGTCTGTTTGAATTTATAGCTGGCGATCCAGCAAGCCGCGCAGCTACTCCTGATTTTCGCCTTGAAGGCGAATTTGCTCAAGCATCAGGTATCGATCGCCAAATATTTGAACGTTCTGGTCGCAGCAGGGAGGCTCGAAAAAAAGCTGTTGAAGAACAGAGAAAGTTAATCGATTCGTTTAATTCCGCGTCTAAAGCTCAAGCACGTGTAAATAATCAGCGACGCCAAGGGGCACAGCAAATAAAGAAAATTGAGTTAGACATCAAAGGAATAGCAGCCGAGCGTGCTCAAATAGAAGCAAACTCACTGCGCAATCAATTGCGCCTTCAAGCGGAAATAAGAAACATAGAATTAACGCGTAGGCTAACTACTTTAAAAGCTGAAAATTCATTTAAAAATTTAGAAAAACAACTTGGTCAGCTGCAGTTATCAAAACTTAGAGAATTTGGAGGCTCTGAGGAACAAATTGTTGAAGCGTTTGGCAATATAGCGCGAGCTAATGATATTCAAATAGATCAGTTTGGAGATAGCTTGAGTGAAGTATTTGCAGTAGTAGACCAAGGAACTAGATTAGAATTGTTCCCTAAAGGAAAAGAAACTATTAAAGAGCTTAAAGCAGAATTTGCAGGCCTCATAGACATAATGCAAGGAGTGCAACGCAGAGATTTTGAGACCGTACCTGAGCAAATGACAAAAGCAGCTATAGATCAAGTGCAGTTACTAGAGGCACAGTTAAGAGTAGAAGAAGCGGTAACTACAGAAATAAAACGCCAAGCAGAGCTTGAGCTATTAAAATTACAACTTAGACAATCTAGTCCTAAATTAGAAGAGCAAAATCCAAATTTATTTGCACAAATTGTTGAATTACGTCAGCGGTTGGCTAACCCACCGTCCGAAAGCAATGAAACTATTGTTAAAAAAAGAGTAGACGAGTTACAGAGCGAAATAAGCGAAATGACAAAGCTTGGAAACGTTGCTGTAAAAGTTGCGGATAATATTGGAGCGGCCTTTAGCACTGCATTCCAAGACGTTATTAACGGCAGCAAGTCAACGCAACAAGCGTTGTCTGACATGTTTAGAACTATTGGCGAAAACTTTATTGCAATGGCTGCTGATATTATTGCTCACCAGATCCAAATGATTATTCTTCAGACCATATTGAAAGCGTTAGGAGCAGTAGCTGGAGCAAGTGCAGGAGGAGGAGGAGGGGCGGCTAGCAAAGCTGGAAGCCAAATTAATGTTTCTCCCGGTCCAGATGCTTTTAAAGGGGGATCATTCTTTGCTAGTCCAAGTGATCCATTATTTGCACCTCCAACATTAATTGCTGGTCAAGCAAACGGAGGACCAGTAGAAGGCGGTCGTCCTTATATGGTTGGAGAGCGTGGACCTGAGATGTTTATCCCTGGTTCAAGTGGCGGCATCATGCGTAATGAAGACATGCGCCAGTTGATGGGACGTTCACCTGCAGGAGCCAACGCACCACAAATGAACTTTACCTTCGAGACGACTAATATTGGTGGAACGGAATTTGTAAGTCGTGAACAGCTTGAGGTTGCTATGGCTACAACCCGTCGTCAAGCTGCTAGCGACGGTGCAAAGCAGGGTATGAGCATGACATTAGATAAGATGCAGAACAGCCCCCGTACACGCTCCAGGGTAGGTATCCGCTAATGGCTGACCAATTTCCTGAAATAAAACCAACCACCCGTAAATTTAAAATGGGTGACACTCCAAGCACTACATACACGTCGTTGTCTGGAGCAATATTTAAGCGTTCATTCGGCAACGTAAAAACCAACTACACTTTAGATCTTACGTTTAAAAACATTCCGGACTCCACTACTGAAAATTTTAAAAGCACGGAAGCAATTTTAACTCATTACGAGGGAGCAGATGGAACGTTCTCTAGTTTTACTATTCCTGATTTAGTGTTTGCCGGAGTAAATTCAAACGTCAAAGGCTACATCCAAGCGCCTACTGGTATAAAATGGCGTTACTCCAGGCCGCCTGAAGTGCAAAGCGTTCAAAGTAATTTAAGCACGGTAACAGTAAGCTTGATAGGCGAAATTGAAGCTCCGCAAATTAACTAATGACAAACGAAATTCGCTTAATTCAGTTTTTTGATTTGACAGATGCGAAAGGCTTGCCTTATCTGTTTCAAAATTATTTTATTGAAGGCAAGCGAAAAGGAAATAAAATGTTTGATTTTGCACCTTTTCAGACGCAGGGTCACGTCTCCAATTTAGGGGGCGACAATTCTCAATTAACGATTTTATTCCCTACCACTGATTATGCTATTAGACTTGTTGAGCTAGGAAAAGGTAATAGAAAAACTCAACTAAAACTTACGACTAAAACTGTTAACAAATCTGGCACGGTCACAGACCAAATTTTGTCTGAAGAATTTTACATAGGCATTGGAGCGTCATTTAGTGAAAGCACTATTGAACTGCGTTTTAATACTGCTATAGACGCTGTTGGGTCAAGCTTTCCTGCTCAACGATTAAGCGAAGACAACGTTGGCATATTGCCGTTGGACTCCGCCTTGTCATTGCGATGAATGATCTTATCGGACTTGAGTACCAGTGGGGCGCGTCTTTTGCCGACGGTAAAGGCTGCACGGACTGCTTTCAGCTTGTATGCGAGATTCGCAAGCGTTTAGGCTTAAGCGATTACTCCAGCAAGTTTGAGTGGGCCTACGACTCTTACACGCAGGATACGTTCAAGCCAATTCGTCTTGCGAAGTGGTTACTTCAAACGGGAAGACGGCTTACACTACCGGAACATGGAGCGGTAGCTTTGCTGGCCGATCCAACAAGCCCAGCTTTAGGTAGCGTTGTTAACGGCAGCGTTGTTTTTATTTCTGCTGGCAAACGGGTCATTCGCGTTCCAATTTCTCGCGTTTCCGCTTACTACTTCTGGATTGACTGATGCGTAAGCTTCTCCCCTACGAGCACCAGCTGATTGAAGCGCTGGGAGTTACCAAAGAAGAATATCTTAATTTTCTTGTTGCGCAGGAAGAGTATGTGGACCCCAAAATTGGCACTGCTTTAGACATCCGTAATGGGCCTAGTCCTGATCCAGTTACTATTTCAATTATACTAACAGTTGTAGGCATTTTATTTCAAGTTGGAGCGGCGCTTTTAGCGCCTAAGCCAGAGATTCCAGATGCTAGTAGGCGAAGCAGACAAAAAAGATTTGCGCCTAGTTTTGGTTTTAACAGCGCACAAGATCTTGCTAAATATGGAGATCCAGTAAACCTTGTTTACACAAATAATGATGATAACGCTAAGGGCAATGTTCGTGTAAACGGTTCTTTACTATGGTCATCAATTGATAGCTTTGGTTCGTCGCAGTTTATGCGCCTAACAGTAGCCCTTGGCGCGTCACAAATAGAGCAAATAGATTATACAAGAACAGCTTTTGGTCAGCTAGCTTTTTCTGATTTAGACCGAAAAAGTATTTATGTGTTTGAAGGTCTAGACAAGCCCGCTAAATTTAGTGACGGCGTGTCTGGGTTTGCGGGCACAACTCGTTATCCAGAATTATTAAAGTCTGCTGAGCCAGACGTTGATTTAGCTTTCCTATGTTTAAACAGAGATTTAGAAAGTTCTGCAACCACCAGAGTAGGCTATAGCCAAGCGTATACGCCGTCTTCATTTACAAGCCTAGGAGTTTATGATTCAATACCTATCAACGTACGAGTAACTAGCCGCAACAAAAAAGGTAAAACTGAAAAACACGATATAGGTATTGAATTAAAAAAAGACACAGCAGACAATAATTTATGGATAGAGAATGCAAGTAATTCCAGCGGAGTTAAAGGGTTTTTTGAGGAAGATAGTAAAATTGTTCTATATTTTGATGATACAACTGAAAAAAGAGACGACGATGTGCCTAGAAAAACTGCTGAAAATCTGCGACATCAAACGCTAGAAGCACTAGATTTTAGCAGCACATATATCCTTGGTGCGGCTAAGTTTAGACTTCATAGTTATCTCGGAGAGGATAGAATCCTTACAGAAGACAATTCAGTGCGAGCTAAATTTGTATGTGTAGAAGGGGGCAAAGCGCCTGCTACTCCATACACAACCAAAACGCCTTTGGTTTTTAAAGACGAAAAAATTTATTTTAAAGTATCGGGCATAGGTGTTACTGTGCCTGTAGAAGACAGCACAATTTCTGAAGAAAATCTAGAAATTATTGAAGGTAAATTTCAAGAAGCACTGGACATTTTGACCGGTGATGAAGAAGAAGTTCGAGGCCTGACAGCTAAAGCAGGCTCATTCAATATAGATTTCTCAGACCCGGTAAGCAATGGTGAGATAACACCATCCTTAAGAGTTGCATGGAAGCCTGAGTATGTAGCAACAGTAGATTTAGATTTTAATATTAAAAATGGCAGTGACACTGATAAAACAAACCAATTAACTCAAAGAGTAGAAAATTTTCCCAAAGCTGGATCGATAAAGTACACCCAAGATGTTAGAGACCAAGTGGGCGCGGACGAGCCTGTTAACGCTCAAGGGCAGCTAATTGATTTGACAATAACAACAAAAGAAATAAGAAAAAAAGCAAGGAAACAGAAAAAAGCGCTTGTAAGGCTTGTCGAGGATATAAAAGCAGGCGTGTTTGATGGAGCGGACACTGACATAATAAATCGATCTTTTAGCTATATTGAACGTATAGATTCATACAATAACGATAGGGGAAAAGTAGTTCCATTTAAAAATTTTCGATTCAACTTTCCGCTTGAGAATCAAACATGTTTAGCTGTAGGTTTAGATGAAAACGGAAACAGTCTTATAGATAATCTTTTGGCTAGAGATGGATTTGGGCCTACCGACAGTAGAAGAATAAGAGAAAAAAGATTTTTTAAAGGAGTTGAAGAGGCTAAATTTGAAAATCGTACTGGAGAAAGAGTTAGTCATTATTATACGTTTGCATACATAGATTCGCAAGAAACAGTAAATTTATTTAATTTTACAGGTGTTCAAGGCACAACCAGTACAGATGTTTTCCCTGAAGATGACAAATTACAAGCCAAGCGTAATAGACTTGCAAAAGTTCAACAAGAAAAACAAGATGTACGTAAAAACAGCAAAACAAGACTAGATGAAGTTAACACTAGAGTAAAAGAAGACGCACTTACTTCGTCGTCAGTAGCCCAAAATAAATCAAGGCAGCTGTTAAACCGAGATACAAACTTTGAAAACGCAAAATTTGAAGACTTTAAAAGTGAACAGTTAGCAGAAAACAAAGATAACGCAGGAGTATCTAGGCGCATAGAAACGCTGCTTAACAGAAGACGAGCAGACGCAATTAATATTATTGAAGCTGATATAGATTTAATTGACGAATTTTTAGATCAAGTTCCTGACGATTTGCAGATTACAGATCGCGTAGGAACTAGAGCTATAAGGTCAGCTTTAAAAGATCTTAATAGACAAAAAAAGCAAGCCGAAATTGACCTTGAATTTGTTTTAGACGATTGGCCTAATAATTTTTTGAACAGTATTGATAATGACTTTTTTACTAAATGCTTGACAAAAGCAGAATCCGCGACATACAACACAATTAGTGCGTGTGATGCAGTAATTTTTTCGCTTAAAACTAAATTGTTTAGGCGTATTACAGGACGACAAAAAGAATACGGGGACAGAAAAGTCGATGGATATAGCGAGTCTGATAATGGCGTAAAAAGCCGAATGGCATTTTTTAGGATGTTTTATAGGCAGTCCAAAACAGACAGAACTGACTGGAACGAAATACCTTACATGTTTGTTGTTAGGCATGGCAGTGAAGCTGAATTTTACACACAAATTATTTTTTACAGTCAATTGCAAACAGAATGGGAGTTTAAATTTGACCCTGTTTTTGATGTGCGAGCTGAGTATGAAACTAGACCTTTTAACAGTTATTTTTTCTTAGAAAATACTGATAAGTCTAAAACAATTCAAATTGACAACACGCTGAACTACATAAATTTTGTGGGGCGCAAAGTCAAAAGAGGCGGTGACTCTTTAAGCTATTACCCTGCCGAAAAAGAACGTGGTCCGTATCTAACTAATGAATGGGATATGTTTTCTGTCAACTCAGACACTCAAGTAGCATTTAGTTTTGAGTCTGGCCCAGAAATTGCTTTAACTGCAGTAACTGAGCAACAGCTTGATTTAGATTACGTCAGCAAGTACAAAAAAATGCAAACAATGTCTTTAGGCGTTTTTGCTGGTCGCAACATTCAAGATCTACGAAGTATAAGCACAATGGTGCAAAAAGGAAAATTATGTCGCACTGTAGAGAAGCCAAACAAGACGCCACCAACAAAAAGTAGCAGTTACGCTCCAGACATTTTTGTTGACACTTTGCTTGACGAG